ACATGGTACGACACAGAACTTCCTAATAATGGTCGATCAGCAGGTCAGTTTAACAATTCATTTGCCGCACCTATATTGACGGGTGTGGAACCCTCTCCATTGCCATTAGACCCTACTGAAACACTTGCTGTTACAGTGGTTAATTCTGGTTCTGGTAACAAATATAATATGAGTGGGAGCGCACAACCAACTTTAACTTTTAGAGAGGGCAACACTTACCGATTTGATCAATCTGATTCTTCTAACGTAGGTCATCCCTTGCGTTTGTCTTCAACATCAGACGGCACGCATGGCGGTGGTGTGGAATATACGACAGGCGTAACAGTTGTCGGGGTGTTAGGGCAAGCAGGCGCATACACACAAATTATAGTACCAAGTGGAGCACCAACTTTATATTATTATTGTGAAATTCATAGTGGAATGGGTGGTCAGATAAACACAAATATCAGAGGTGTTGGTTACAAAGTCTGGCAACATGAATTTGGTGTTGATGAAGTAGACGGTCCAACAATTAATCCAATTAAATCGTTTTTTGAAACGGCTGATTTATCTACATTGCCACAAGGGTTAGATCGTTATTTGAGAATAACACAAATTGAACCTGATTTTGTTCAAGTGGGTGACATGACAGTAGAAATCACAGGTAGAGCCAATGCAAGAGCACCAGAAGTTACAAGTTCGACTGTGGCATTTCCTGCTTCTGCCAATCAACCTTACGAACAAATTGTAATGTTAAAAGAACAACGTAGAGAATTAAGAGTTAAATTTACGAGTAATGCTTTATACGGAGACTATCAAATGGGTCAAATTATAGGGCATTTAGACAACGGTGATGGAACGGATCTAGGGTAATGGGATTAAGTGTCACATGGCCTGTTGGTATAGAATTGACGGATTGGGCAAATTGCCTGATTACAGACTTTGTAGATTTTGGAGCTTTTGATCCTTTAGAAGATCCAGAAAAATGGCAAGATTGGGGCAGTCAATTTCTTAATGCTACAAACCTCGTAGAAGATTTTCCTGACCCTTATATGTATGACGATTGGAGAGAATGGGCTGAACGATTTGTTCAGACAACGCTATGAAGTTTATTGGATTTAGTAGAGAAGAAGAGGCTGAAAAATGGGCCAGAGATCGGTTAGGCGTAAAGGGTAATCCTGAGTTTTTTAGGGCTATGTCGGCTGTAGATGATAAAGGTGAATTTGTTTGTGTAGCTATTTTTAGTAATTTTACTAAACGAAATATTGATATGAATTTTGTAGCAAAAGAGGGTTATTGGTCAGCACCAAAAGAAACAGTAAAAATGTATAATGCTATTTTTACTTATGTTTTTAAGATATTAGAGGCTGTAAGAGCTACAGCATTAGTAGGGGATAGTAATTCATCTTCTAAAAAGTTTGTAAATAAGTTAGGATTTAAGCACGAGGGTGTGATGAGATGTGCTTATGAAAATGACGAAGATTTAAATATTTTTGGGTTATTGCGCGATGAGTACATTAACCATGCATGGTCAAATGCGAGGGCGAAATGAGCATTAAAGAAGAAATAATGAAAATTGCGGTTTCTGATCCGTCCTATCAGACTTCTATTGATCAAATAAAAAGGCAAATGGCTAACACTAATATTGTTGCTGAAGACTTAGTTGAAGCAATAAGAATGTTAGAAATGATCATAGAAGACCCTCGTAAGTATGCAGAAATTCGTCAAGCAGCAATAGCAGACGGTCTAATTGATGAGGGTATGTTTCCCCCAGAGTTTGATAAAACTATCATTATAAGTTTGTTGATTGTTTTGTATGGCTTGCAAGACAGTCTCGTTCAAGAGGGTTACTCACGAGGTGGTCTTAGAGTTGCAGGTAAACAACTAGGACGCATGGGTCAAGGTGGAGACACTATGCTTGCCCACATTAATCCTAGAGAGGCTGAAGTTCTCAGAAGGATGGGTGGTCAAGGCACTGTCAATCCAAACACAGGCTTGCAAGAATATAAAGGTCTTAAAAATATAATAAGAGTGGCATTGCCAATCGCTTTAAGTATTGTTGCTCCAGGACTTGGAACAGCTATTGGAACAGCAATTGGACTTGGAACAGGTACGGCTGCAGCTGTGGCTGGTGGAGCACTTTTAGGTGGTGCAACTTCATTTGTTACGGGTGGTGATCCTTTATTGGGTGCGTTGACAGGTGGTATTGGTGGGGCTGCTTCAGGTCTAAGTGAATCTTTAGGTGCGTTTGCTAACATAAGTGAACCAACAGCTAATTTACTTGTTGGGGCAGGAACTGGGGCGTTAACGTCTGCGATTAGAGGCGGTAATATAGCTCAAGGTGCCATGTTAGGTGCGGCAGGTTCTATGTTCAAACCTCAAATTGAAAATGCAAGTAAGTCAGTAGTAAACTCATTAAAAAATACATTTAGCCCAATGACAAACGCTGTAAGTAATTTTACAAGTCCTATAACACAAGGCTTTTCAACAGATACTACTCCCTATTCAGGAATATCAGATGCCGTGTTTAGTGAGCAAGGTCTTCCTGTTGCGGATACGTTTGTAGATACAAACACATATGACTTTATGGCACCTAATCCATCAATGGCAAGTTACAGTGATAATGAGCTAATGGGTGGTCCTAATCCATTAGAGCTTTTCCCACAAGATGATTACATGGATATAGGTAGTGGTGGACAGAGAGGACTTCCTAGTAATAACCCTCAAGGGGCGTATGCAATGAGTCAAAGTGCTCCTTCTGTGGGTGAAATCATACGTCAAGAAAATCAATTTGCAGGAACTAATCCTCAATCAGTTAACAATAACAATAATGCATCATCACTAGTAAATGATATGGATGCTGTAAATTCACCTAATCCATCAATGGCAAGTTACAGTGACAGTGAGCTAATGGGTGGTGAAAATGTAGGTGATTCACAAGGAATTTTATCTAGACTGTCTAACGTAATTGGTTCTGACACTGCTAAAGTAGGAGGGATTGTTGCTCTGTTGGCATCAATGGATGGCGGTAGCGGTAGTGGTGTAGAAATGCCTCAATTTACTCCAGAACAAGAAGAATATTTTAATCGAAATTTAGCTACTTGGGATTGGAATAAAATTCAAGCAATGGCTAACTCTAAAGGAACAAGTGTTACTGAGTTTATTACTAATCCTAAGTTTAGATCTGAAGCAAATAGTGGTATGTTTGACCAACAACCAAGTTATGTACAATCATTTGCATCACAACGATATGCAAGAGGCGGTCTTAGTGCAATTCCAGGATATGCTACGGGGTCTGGAGATGGTCGCGCTGATTTAATAAATGCTAGACTGTCAGACGGCGAGTTTGTTATAGATGCTGAGTCAGTGTCAATGTTGGGGAACGGGTCAAATAAAGCAGGGGCTAAAATGTTAAACGACATGAGAAAAAATTTAAGATCTCATAAAGGAAAAGCTCTGGCAGATGGTCGATTTAGCCCAGATGCTAAGTCACCACTTGAATATATGAAGAGGAGTGCGTAATGGCTAGTTTATTTCAAGGTTCGCCACAAACAGCTACAAGTTATAGCACCAGTACAAGTGAAACTCCAAAATGGATGCAAGATGCAATCTTTAATCAGGTGCAACTGTCTCAAAATTTAGCAAACCGTCCATTTGAAAGCTATGAATTACCAACAGTTGCAGATTTATCCCCTTTACAACAACAGGCATACACGGCAGTGCAAGGTGCTCAAGGATCATATCTAAACGATTTAAACGCCTCACAGGCAGGATTAAGAGCAGTAGCAGGGTTAGCACCATTGCCTGACACACCGACTAGTATGCTTCCAACCAATATGCAAAACCCAGCAATGATGACTACAAATACGGCTCAAGCAAAAGCTAAACCATTTTTTGACAAAGCAGATGACACATCATATGACAATATTACTAGTTATATGAACCCATACACTACTAACGTGATGAATAAAATGGCAGAAAGAAGTGCTAGAAATTTATCTGAAAATTTATTACCTGCTGTTTCAGATGCTTTTATTAAAGCTGGTCAATTTGGCTCTAGTCGCATGGGTGATTTTGGTTCTAGAGCACTGCGTGATGAGCAAGAAAGTCTACAAAATGCTCAAGCTAACTTGTTAAACACGGGTTATCAACAGGCAATGGGGGCTGCACAGGCAGACATGGCAAGACAAGCCGGTCTTGGTCAAACAATAGCTCAGATACAAGAATCAGATTTAGCTAGACAGTTAGGCGCATTAAATAACTTGTCTAATCTTGGTGCTCAGAGACAAGCACTTGGATATACCGATACAGCCGCTTTGGAAGCTGCAGGGCAAGCACAACAAGCTCAAATGCAACAGCAATTAAGTGCAGCAGAAAAAGAATTTTTAGATCAACAAATGTATCCCATGCAACAGGCAGATTTTTTAAGCACGCAATTAAGAGGCTTGGCTCCTATAACGCCATCGAGAACCACTCAAAGCGGAACGTCAGAGGGTGCTACATATTCCCCAAGTCCACTATCACAAATAGCCGCAGGTCTTGCTACTTATAAAGGTCTACAAAATTTAGCTAACAAACCAGCGTAAGGATTAAACTATGGGTTATAATCTAAACAGGTTGATGAGACAGTATGGTTTAGCCACTCCTACTATGGCTCAATATGCAGGAGAAACAGGGCCAGACGTTGACATCATTGATGAAGACGAAAGTTCTGAAACATTTGGAGAAGTGATCGGCACGACTCCAGGAACCGTTACGTTTGATCCTGCAAAGCAAGCTGCATTCGATGATTATCAAGATCAATATCAATTTCGTTTGAGCAACAGACCTATGTATGAAAGTGCTCAATTTCGCACAACACCTACACAACAACAGCCTCAAACATACGAAGATATGTTTCAAATGTATTTAGGTCGAGATCCTGTTGGAGATGGAGAACTAGCTACAATAAATAGGATTGGTAGTGATCCTCTTAGCGATGCCCAAAGACAACAATTTTTAAGACAGTATGAAAATGAATTTGCTGATTTAGGAATTAGGAATACTGGCAATCAATTGGTGTCAGATCAAATTGGTAATTACTACGGCAACATTTTAAGAAATCCTGATTTTAATGACAGTAGTATGGTTTCTCCTACTAATCCTATTGACCCATCAGCACCGTTTATTGAGAGAAACCCAACTGTTGTTAATCCAAATCCACCATTCACTGGTACAATTATGACAACAGATCAAGCATATTATGATCCTGACAACCCTCCAGTAGTAGATGGAGAAGTATCGCAAACATTTTTAGATTTTGCAAATCAACAAGATATCATTAACGCTAATTTAAATAACCCATTGCCTACTACTGGTTACTCAGATGCTGAGGCAAGAAATATTGATCCAATGTCATTAGGCAGTAACGCACAACCAACGTGGGCAAACTATTTGGGTAGAAATCAAGATGTATATGCTCACGCTAATAGGGTTGCTGATGCAGCGGGAGTATTGCCAGGACCAGACAGGCCAGCGTTTTTAGCTAACATAGCTAAAGAGCACTTTGTCGATTACGGAAGAGAAGAAGGACGTAGTTGGTACAACAGAGGCGGTGAGGTTAAAGGGTATCAACTTGGTGGAGGATACGCACCTTTTGGAGTAAGTGAAAAAGATGCTATAGGAGTAACGTCTGATGTTGGTTTAAGCGATGGTACTGAGACAATTGTAGAAGAAAAAATTGAAACAGTTCCAAATTATCAAGATACAAAACAAATGGTTGGTTTATTGTTAGATGCCGCTCCTACTCTTGATAAAAGTTTAACTGATCAACGTCTTGCAGCTCAAACTGCTTTTACACAAGAACAAAGTGATTTTAACGATTTAATAAAAAACATTGTTGCTAAAAGAGAAAAAGGTCCAGATAAAGCAGAATTATATTTTCGTTTGGCTTCAGCATTTGCTCAACCCACTAAATCTAAATCATTTGGATTTTTAGAAAATGTTCCTACAGTATTAGCAGATTTTGCTAAAGACAGTAGAAAAGCTGAAACTAAAGCACAAGACTTAGAACTTAGTTTAGCTAAAACTAAAATGGCACAAGCACAAGCTAAATATAATAGAATTGAAGATAAACAATCTTCTCAAGCTAAATCTTATAGAGAATATATGTTAAAAGTTTTTGAGTCTTTAAGTAAAAATAATCAAAAAGCAATGGAACTTTTTCTTAAAACAGGAAAAGAAAAATTTGCACAGTCTCAATTATCTAGTGGTGCATTAGCTCAAAAAATTAAAGATGAAGATTCTTTGCTTGCATTTGAAGAAGGATTAAAAAAATTAGCATATGTAAAAAAAGTTAATGAAAGAGCAGGAGGTTATACAGATCTTGATTCAGCACTTGAAAGAATTGGACTAGAAGGAGGAACACTTACTGAACAACAATTAGCTACTAGAGAAGTAAGACAAGTTCTTAAAGAATTTTCCATATCTCAATTAAAAGCTACATTTGGTGCTCAATTGTCTGATAGTGAAAGAGAAGTATTTTTTGAAGTTTTTGGTGCGGGTACTATAGATAGCGCGGAAGAAAGAGCACGATTAATTGATAGAGTTATACGAGAAGTAAAAGCTAAAGAAAATTTAAGAATAAAAAGATTAGCGCAAATTAATTCAGGTGAATATCAATCACTAACACCTAAATCAAAGGATTAAAAAATGGCAGATTCTCCAAAAAGAAGCCAATTTGATTATGGAATACTTAGACAATTAGGCAAAGGTGCATCTTTTAGAAGTAGTGTTCATGCCGAAGCATATTTGAGATCTTTAATTTCTGGAAGAACAAAAGCCGAAGAATTAGCCGATATTTCTAAAGAAATGCAAAATTACGAATCACAATTTGAAAAAACAGCATTAGCCGCAGACGTTACTGGTGCTTTAGCATCAGCCATACCTTTAATGTTTTTGCCAGGAGGACAAGCTGGAGCTGCAGCAAATGTAGCACGCGCAGGAGGAACTTTAGGAAAAGTTGCAAAGGTACTTAGAGGTCCAGGCGGTTTTACGGGTAAAGGCATGAGAGCAGCAAAACGAGCTGGTGCAGGATTTGGCGGTGGTTATGTGGGCGGTGATATTGCTGGTTATTATTCAGAAGCCGCTGATAATGTAACGGATGAAGAACGAGAAGAAATTAGAAAACAAGCTAGAAGATTTGGAGGTGCTTTAGGATCTGTTGCTGGCGCTGTAGCTCCTCCCGTAATACAAAAAATAGCAAATGTAGGTAAAAGATTATTTAAAAAACCTAATGTTGTTGATGATGTAGCAGGAGAACAACTTGCTAAGAATTTTCCTAATGAAACCGTAGAAGAAGTTGTAACAGATATTAAACAAAAACAAGCAATGGGTGTTCCTGTTATTCCTGGACTTGCTACTAATCCATTAACAGAGCAATCCGATACTATTATAACTAAAGGTTTTGATGATGCTAGTCCTATGCTTAAAGATGCAATAGATGATACACTAGACAGTCAAACAAGAATTACTCAAAGATTAACAGATATTAATCCAGAAATGTTAAGTGAAGGTTTTTTTGAAATTACCGAAAAACTTAATAAAGAAATGATTGAACAATCAAAACCATTGTACAGAAGGTCTTTTTATGTAAAGGGAGATCCTAAAACTCCAAGAAGAATTACTGATAAAAAAGTATTAGATTTTTTTAAAAGACCTGCTTTTAAAAAAGCATTAAAAAATGCTATTCAACTTGTAGAAGATGAAGGTGGAGATGTAACAGAACTTATATCTTTGCAAGATAAAATTATAAAATCTAACTCTGGAGATATTACTGCAATATCAGTAGAAGTTGCAAATAATGTAAAAAGAGGTATTGATGATGTTGTTAGTGCTCAAATTAAAGATGGAAAAATGAGTAACAAAGGTAGAGTAATTAACAATGCTAAAAATGAATTTTTAGATGAAATAGATAAAATTGTTCCAGAATATGCAGAGGCTCGTGCCGTATATAGTGATAGAATAAGTTTAATTGATGCAGGAAATACGTTAAGACGAATGTGGAATAAATCATCAACAAAACAATTAGAAAAACAATTAAATAGATTTAATTCCAACGCTGAAAGACAAATGGCAGTTCTTGGTGTAGTAGATTTACTTCAAGAAAAAATTTTAAAACCAGATGGAGCTACAAACATTGCTAAAATGCTAGGCGGTGGAACAGGTGGTAAAGGTGGTGTTTTAACTAGAGAAAAAATAAGACTTTTATTTGGTGACGATGTGATAAAGGCAGATATTTTTGAAAAAGTAATGATGTTGGAATCAGAACTTTATCAAAGAGGCATGAGAGCTATGGGGGGATCACCTACAGCACCACGACAACAAAAAATAAAAGATTTTGATAAAACCACAGAATCTAAACAATTAAAAAAAATTATTACTGGCCCAGATAGTTTATTATCAAAAGTATCAAAACTTTTTACGAGTGATTCAGAAACTGATGCTTTTCAAGATCAAGTTGCATTACGAATTTCTGAATTGTTATCAGACGGTAGTCCTGAAAGTTTAGCTACGTTAACAACGCTCGTTAATAAAGCTCTCAAAAAAGTAGTAGGCAAAGGTTTTGAAGATTTAGGAGGCGGTATTTCAACAGGTGCAGTTACTGCTTATGGCACTACTCAAAAAGTAATTGAACCGTCTAAGTCAAATCCAGTTAATGAAGATTTTGAAAGAATACAAGAAGAAACAATACAAACACCTTCTTCTAATAATCAGGAAAATGACAATGATGCTTCATTATCATTAAATGAACTTAACAAAAAAATGTTTAATACAGAGGACTAATTATGCCTAAATTATTAGATAAAATTCAAACGTGGGTAGGAAAACAACCTATTATCGTTCAACTAGGTATACTTTTTGTTAGTACGTTTATTGTAATTGCTTTACTAATTTCTGCTTTTAACGGAGCTTAACGGTGTTAACTATTATCGGAAGCCTAATTGGGTTCGGAACCAGTTTCCTGCCGTCTATTTTGGACTTTTTTAAAGAGAAAGAAAGTAATAGGCACGAGTTGGCGTTGATGGACAAGCAAGCCGAATTGACCAGAATTACGGCTGAGTTTGAACGTGACAAGGCAGAGGTGCAAGCTCTATCGGCTGAGACAGTTGCCCTTTATCAACAGGCAAGCACTGAGAAAAACGATGGGTGGATTGGTGCGTACAGAGCATCAGTAAGGCCCACAATAAGTTACTTGTTTTTACTTACTTATTTAGGGATTAAAGGTGTTTGTTTGTGGAATGCTCTGTCTCAAGGTCTTGTCGTGGCAGATGCTTTGCCTCTCATTTGGAATGATGAAGTGGATAGTCCTATTCTAGCCAGCATTATTTCATTTTATTTTGGGAGTAGGATGTTCAGGAAATGAAATGGACGAGGTAAGCATCACTGAATGGATCAATGTTTTCCTTGGAGTTTTCGCCGTGTTAGGATCAATCGTTTTTGCCCTAGTCAGGAACCACGTTTTATTAGCGGAAGCTCAGAAGAAAATAGAGGTTTTATTTACGCTGGTAAATTCACTTAGAGATCGTATTAACAATGGAAAGGATAAGTAAAATGGCACCAGTTAAAAGAGGATTATATGCTAATATTAATGCAAAACAAAAAAGACAGGCTGCTCAAAAAGCTGCTGGAAGAAAAGTAGAGCCAACTCGTAAAGTAGGAAGTCCAGGTGCTCCTACAAAAAAGGCGTTTATACAATCGGCAAAAACCGCTAAAAAACCTATAAAAAAGAGTAGAGCATGAATGCCATAAAATTTGAAAAAGAAATGGACCGTGATGGTGACGGGATCATTAGTGCCGAAGAAGTGCAGGTTGCCGATCAACATCAAAAGGCTACCATCCAAAGCCGGATTACCGTTGCTAGTTTTGTAGTCATGGTTTTATTGGCTTGTGTGCTGCTATCAGGATTAATTCCTGACTCTAGAATCCAAGCCTTGTCGGGCCTCATATCAACCCTGTTTGTTGCGCTGGCTGGTATTATTGGTGCTTACTACGGTATGCAAGCGTGGATGTCTAGAAAGTGAAAACATCACAGGCAGGTATTGATTTAATCTGCCATTGGGAAGGTTTTAGAAGTGATCCATATCGCTGTTCTGGAAATGTATGGACAATCGGATATGGGTCAACCAGATTGGCTGACAACAGCCGTGTTACTCAGAATACGCCACCTGTTACAAAAGATGAGGCGATGGCCTTACTTCAACACCAATTGGTGCAATACGAAAGAGCAGTGTTGCGATTGGTGCCAGTGTCACTAACACAGTCACAATTCGATGCCCTAGTTAGCTTTACTTATAATCTAGGTAGTGGAAGTCTAGGTTCATCCACACTTAGAAAAAAACTCTTGAAAGGCGATATGGAAGGTGCAAGCAAAGAGTTCCCAAAGTGGAGCTACGCATCAGGCAAGTACATCAGGGGTTTAAATCGTAGAAGAAAAGATGAAAAAAATTTGTTTTTAAGGGTTGACCCTAAGTAAAGTAGGGTATATAAATAAAGAATAACTTATAACGGAGATGACAAATGGCTTTTACAGAAACTTGCACAAAATGTGACGGCACAGGACTTCTTAGATGGGGTGTAATTGACCGTCCTGATCATAAAAAATCTTGTTGGGATTGTGAAGGCGTAGGTCACAAAACCTTCAAAACTTCTCCTGAAGATCGCGCATTAGCTCGTGCTCGTGCTCAGAAAAAAAGAGATGAGGCTTTACTTGCTCGTCAAGAGAAGCGATTAGCTAAACAGCGTGAGATCACAGGTGGTCTTACTTTCGCAGAAAAACAAGTAGAGCGTGAGGCACAGTGGGCAGAAGAGAAAGCTAAAGCGGAAGATGTACCAACAGGTAAAATCACTGTTTCTGGTACAATTCTTAAAGTTGATCTAAAAAACACTCCTTTTGGTTCAGTTTGGAAAATGACAGTTAAAGATAATAATGGTTTTGTAGTGTGGGGATCTATCCCAAGCATTGATGGTAGAGTAGCTAACTGTGCCAAGGGCGATACCATTACTTTTTCTGCCACAGTTACACCATCTGACAAAGACCCGAAATTTGGGTTTTTCAAAAGACCTACCAAAGCAGTGTTAACAGAAAGCACTAGAGAAAATAGAATTGGAATTTTAGACCCAGATCCAGAACCAGAAGAGTATGTAGCTCCATATCAGGAGAATGATGGTTGGAACGGTTGGGACCCAATGGAAGATAGGAGGTAATAGGTCAGTCGTAGAAAGTATCGTACAGCCATTTAGACATCAACAGGGCTTCGGCCCTGTCTTGGTGTTTCTTTAAATGCAATGGTGCGTCAGGCCATAGTTTAACAGCATATGCCCGACACTGTTCTTTGTCAGAACTTAATTTAAAATGTTTTTTCCATACCTGTGGCGTTACATACCGTAGTTCAAAACGGCAAGCCGATACAGCAGAACGAGCACACCCAAAAGAGTCACCCAACGAAAATATGGTTGATACATTCTGATGCGGTCTTGCATTAACACGCTCAATAACACACGAAATATATTCAGAAGGTTCTCCGTATTGCCTCAACAGTCGGATAGTGCCAGAAACATCTACTTCATTTTTTACTTTACCGTTTCCCTTCACGATAACTGGCATATCCTCTACAGCAACAAATTGACCATCATTTAAAACACCAATGGCTCCAGTAAGGCCAGGATCTATTCCAATGGTAATCATAATGCCTGATAGTCCTCACATCCTATGAGTTGTTGTTGCTTGTTTAAAAGCGTACCATGCAAGTCACAATTCCATCCACCATTATTTATAGGAATAGCATTCACACAAGATCGACAATGAAACAGAGGTTTTGTTTCTTTAACGCACACATCTTTATGATCACAAAATTTACAAGCAAAAATACTCGCATCCTCACTAATGCCTGTTGGCCTCATGCGTGCATTAATCAGACTTTTTATTTTTTTAATCAATGATTTTTGATGAGCTTTGTCTTCTTTTATTTTTTCAATGTAATAATGTTCATCGTCTTTACATAACGACACATATAAGCCTCGTGTAAAGTGTCCTAAATACATAGAGATTTGCATTTGGCTATAGTGAACGGGTTTAGACTTTTCTACACCGTGTCTCTGTAATGCACTGAATGATTTTTTATTATGCGTTTTTATTTCTAATAAATGATTTTTATCTTGGTGTTTTATAACACCATCAACCTTACAAATAAAATGACCACTGTCATGTTCAAATTCGTATTGACTGCCATACTCATTAACAAAATAAACTTCTTTACCAGATCGAATTAAATCCTGAATTACACGGTCTTCTTGTAAATGGCCTGTTTCAAACAGTCTTAACATCCGTCCTTCAAATTGTTTTTTTGAAAATCCACGCCAGTTAAACCAGATTTTACGAATACATTCTTCACCGATACCAGACGCACCTAATCGACTAAACGACAGGTTTTCTGTTTTTTCATAAGATTTATATACAGCATCTATAAGTTTTTGTTCTGGGCTTTTAGGAAACGCAACCATAAGTAATCCTTATGGGGAGGGATAACCCTCCCCTGTTATTATTAATCCCAAGGCTTACCTGAACTTGACGGGGTTTCCACAGGTGCTGATTTAGGAGCAGGCCGTGGTTTTGCTGAAGGTTTAAAAAGAAAACCTGTTATCTCGTTTTTATCAGCATAACCATTTGTTCCTGTCCGTATCCCAACATTTGCCTGAAATGGTTTTTCCATTAACATATCGGTGTCATCACAGTCAGGCTTTCCACAAGCTGTTGCCCATGCAACTAATTGTTGTCTACCGATAGTCTCAGCCTGTTGAGATGCATTCGTGACGTTAAAATTAAACCAGATAAAACGTCCTTCATATTCACCTTTAGATACCTCGTACTTAACAGCAATGTAACTGCCAGCGTTATTTTTGGTGTCTTTTAACTCAGCCTCTATGCCACGCAAGGTGTATTCACCTTTTGGTAATGGGTCATAATTGATTGGCTCGTTAGCTTCAACTTCAGTTATATCAAATCCAAATTTAGGCATTGTTGTTTCCTTTCTTTATACAACAGGGATTACAGAAGATAATTCTTCATAGGTCATTGGTGATTGCTCTGGGCAACCGTAACGATTTTTAGATGCGAAAGCTGGCGTTTCAACATAGTGCAACAGACGTTCACCTGACGATACACCTCGTGTCTTTGAAGTGTTAAAGCCAGTGTCTGATTTTCGTATCATCACATCCATTGCACAAAATGCTAAAACATCTACCCACTCCATTAGTAGAGCATTACATCTGTTTGGTAGCTTTGGACTATACCTATCGTAAGGCTCAGTTCTTGGATCTTCAAATTTAGATACCTGAGAGTGAGCAACCAACACAATGTTCATGCCACGTTTTTGACGGAGCACATCCAAACCTTGTAATATCTCACGAAATTCTTCAGCACATAACACGGCAAATTTACCGTAAGCTAAATCTTTAGCCTCGTGACTATTTTCTACGAGGGTGGAAATTAAAGGCTCTATTAGCCAATCCACTGAGTCAATAACACACGTTTTAAATTTGTGATCTTCTTTAATTAACGTGCCTATCGCATCGATAATCTGACTATTTTCGGTAGCCTTTGGAAAGCTCGTAACGTCCAAACTATCTAGGCCGTCCTCTGTACTTATAAAGATTGGTTCTGGGAACTGACTAGCCAATGTTGACTTGCCGATCCCATGACCTCCGTACAAACAAATACGGGGTGGCACTTTCTGTTTACCAACACGCAAACTCCTTTGCCATTCAGGTTCTTTTTGTTTTGACATTTTTTTCTCCTTTATGAAATTAGCGGTTGTCATTCCGCATCTGCAAAATCGAACGTCAGAGGGGCGTAGCTGAAGCTCCGTCTATCCCAACTGAGTATATTTATTTCATCACAGTATTCGCGTGCAACAGCCGTTGCCACGCTACACAAAGCAGGGTCACCTACCATAAGAATGTAATCATATTTGGTTATTTTGCTTAAAACCTTGTGAGCCATGTCTAATAAAAAATTAGTATCGTATGGCTTTCTAGGATTAAAGAAAACTGCCTCAAGCTCTCCATACTGTTTAGCATCTGATAAATCTTTATTGTCGTTTTGTATAACGTAAACTGTTGGCATTATTTCACTCCAAAATTACTGACAAATATTTGATTAAGATCAAGAAAAGTTTCGGCACCTAATTGATGGGCAATCTCAATACATTCCCGAACATACCAAGCCTTGTCTAAATCTTTTGGTTGTTCATCCCACTTCTGTATATTCATGCACTGTCGCGCTCCTTCAGATTTAGCTACCTTGTTGCCGTTCTTTTCATAAAGGATTGGTGCAAGTGTTGCGCTCTCAGTTGATTGATACCACCTCACAACTTTTCCTAGATACAATCCACCTTGTTGTGCTCCACCTGTCACGCTACGGGCTGTTATAAAGCCGTGGAAGGGTGCTTGATCAATCGTTGTCTCAAAGTCCACGCCTGTTGCTAACCACTTGCCTACAGCCTCTGAGCAGATTGGAGCCGTGGGATTTTTGCGTAAACTGATTGGAGCATATATCCCCTTAGCTTTGATCGTCTGATCAGGTTTCACGGCAATATAATTGTTAACGTCTTTTATGGCGAGACACTTGTATGGCGTGTATTCAAAACTGAAACAAGACAGTTCCTCAAATTCAGCCACACAATCTCTAACATTTTGTTCTCTAAAATTTGGAAACTTTACGACAATGCCGTCTGTATTAGCTGACAGGATTTCAATTTCTGATCCCTCGTTCTCAAGCCATTCAATCAACATCAGTAATGTAAACTGACCCGTCAGAGTTGTGGCTAACATAAGGTCTGGGGCATAGAGTGTTGAATGTTTGCTTGCCAGTTTTCCAAACGTACCGTTCAAACTAATTTTGAGCGTGTCAGCTACAGTCTTATCCCCTGACATTTTAGCCTTAATGCGTTGATCATAAATCCGTTGATATTCGTCAATAAACTTTTGACCGATATGAGAAGGACACAGACCGCCATTTAACATTATCGTGGGGTAAAAGCTCGCTGCATCTATTTCCATGATCTGGTGGTCTTTACCTGCAACGTGAGTAACCTTTTTATCGTGGGTACTATGTAGACCACCGATACCAATCTTATATGACCCAGTGCGACTGTAGACTTCAATATCCAACTCAGACGGCATCTTAATGTGACCTGACTGTTGGTCTACCTGAAATTCTAAATTTGAGGCTCTGTCTAAAACCTCCTGAGTTCCACTGAAATACATTTGTAAATAATGAGGCGGTTGATACCGTACCGTTTTTGGAATTGGTATTTCCTGTGCCTTTAACTTCAAATTTTTTATAAATACCTGTTCTGCAATTTGACTATCAGATTTGCTACGGAGATCTAACCAATATTGCACCGACAACTCTATTCGCAGTTCAATCTCTTTCTGAAGCCTTTTAAATAGCTCTACAGTGGTCTTAACATCATTTTGACAGTACAACGCCAACTCATGTTCATCGTGCTCTGTGAGTACGCTATCAGGTTCAAATGGCAAGTCCTGAAGGAGATCCATAAACATTCTCGCACCGTATGCTTTAAGACCCACAAATGACGGGGCAACCTCAATCAAATCTATATGATTTTTAATTTTGTCTTTTAACTTATATTTTTTCTTGATTGCAAACGGGCTGATTTCGTTTTGAATGATGTCATCACTCATAGCCTTAATCTGTTCGCTACTCATACCCTGACACCAAGCCGATACAATGAGGGTGTCATAATTTTGGGAGTTGAACCCAACAAATGTATTAGGCTCCCTCAGAAACGCTTCTAAACGACTGTCAGACCCATCGTCAGATTTAAACAGTTCAAACCATTCCTCTGTCTCAACACACTGAGCTAAAAATAATGTGCAATTGCTATAGACCTCTGTGTCAAACACCCAATGCTTTTCAGTCACAGTGTTGCTCCAGATTTTTATAGTCGGGCCAAGCTCCCCACTTTACCATCTGACAATATTCCTTAAACTCCCGATCTTCCATGTCCCAATCGGCAGAGGATACATAGGCATAAAGTGCAAGGGTGCCTAGACAAAATAATATGAGTACAAATTTTGAAAGCATCATTAGTCGCTATTTCGTTATAAGTTATGACTCTGCAACCATAACGAATCGCCTCAGAAATGACAACCCTATTTAACCGTATTCGGTAAACTGCTAACCGATTTCGGTTTAGGGCCCAAAAAAAGTCAATAAAAACAATGACTTACCAGGTGTATTGACAACTAATACGATTAGGCGTATACTTCTTAAATAACTCAATAACGGAGATTTAACTATGGGATTAATTTATAAATCTAAAAACGTCACTATCGCAGAGCGCGACTTGGTGAAGCGTCTTACCAAACAATGCCTGAAAGAGATCGTGAAATCCAAATGGGAAATCATGGGGCCAAGATCTGAGAAACTGACTGTCGCTAAAGTCTGGGATAAACTATATCTTAAAGTTAAGTGTCGAGGCCAAAGTTCATCTGGCGGTAAAAATTATATGTGTATTGATGTAAGTCAATATCGCAAGGGTAGAACTTTTCAACATGAGTACGCCCGAATTAAAAACGATCCGATTATTGGGGAAGGTACGTTTGCAACCCCAGAGGACGCTCTGATGCTTATCGTTGCCCATGAGGTAGCACATCTCATACACTTCAATTACTTCATCTACACACGGTGGTTGCGTGACGGTGACAACACACCTCACGGGAAGAACTGGCAGAAGATCTATCGCATTCTCCGTAGAGAGATAGTCAACAAAAATATAATGAGGGATGTTGACCCTGAAAAAAAAGTAGCCTGAATGAAATTAGGACTTGACCCTACCTTACAGTAGGGTTAGGTTCTTTTTATAACTTGATAACGGAGAAATAAAGATGGTTAAATTCACAAACAAAGATGGTTCTTTCGGATACGCAAACTTTCACGGGTGGTCCGATGTTAGTCCTTACGAAATTGTTAAAGTGATTTCAGATAAGACTTTAGAGATCAGAGAGATGGATGCAGAACAACTCCACACTACTAAAGATCTTGGTTTTGTTTACGGTGGATTTTTTGGTCACGCTACCAGAAATGTCGAAGGTCAAAAGTGGGACATTAAATCTAATTTGAACAATCCTGTTATTCGTATTCGTAAACATAAATCAGGGCAATGGAAAAACAGTGGTGGTAGCCGTTTTAATTTAGCGGAAGCTCCACATAAACATTATGACTATAACTTCTAATAATAAGGGGAGGGCTACGGCTCTCCCTTTTTTTTATTTTAGGGGTTGACCCTAATACGGTTAGGGTGTATAAAGAGTAATAACTAACAACGGAGATAACAAATGGCTAATAAATACAAAGTAATTAAAAAACACATTTGGTACGATCTTGACGATAAGGTCACTGATGAAATTACATTAGCAACGTCAAAAGCTGATCTTTCACTCAAGCAAGCTACAGCATTATTGGTTTCTGCTAATGATAGTATCGATACTGATAAACAATATCATTATATGCAAGAAACAGATAATTCAGAACCCGTTGCAATTTTTTATGAAAGAATTTTATTTCAATTAAGTCCACTTTAAAATTATAACTAATAACGGAGATAACAAATGGCTAAATTACTACATTGGATTTCAGTTTCACCTGTCACCCATCGTCACGGGTCACCTTATGACAGAGGCATGGCTGACAGTTACTACGGCAGACCTCGTAAGCCTCATTTCTACGAGGAAGGCACTTATCGCTCTCGCAAGGTTGAAGAGTGCGATATGACTGAGGAAAGCATTCGTGAATATTACGAGGGCTATGAAGAAAACGAAAAAGACGATTTTAAGAAGGAGTGGTAAAATGAAATTATTTCAAGTAGAAGACCCAACAGGCTCGAACAGCACCGACTGGTTTTGCACTGTAGCTGAAGCTCGTAAAAATGCTTTTGAGCTTGATTACTGTATTACCTCCAAAGTCATTGAGGCTACTATTCTAGGCCACGATGCTATGTTAACAACCATAAAAAATCTTTTGAACCATGAAAGACATATTTCTGGAAGGTTAAGGGTAATCCGTAGTTTGGGAAGTGACAAACAAGTTGCCAAACTTAAAGTTCACCCATTTGTAAAAAGTTTAAAAGAAATAGCATAAAAGACTTGACCCTACTACATAGTAGGGTTATATTCTTTGTATAACTTGATAACGGAGAAATTGATATGACTTACTTACCACCAATTGGAATTCACAAAGTTAGTGGCAACTTTATTTCTAGTGCCGTTGATCGCATTGAAAAACGACTTAAAGAAAACAAATCAAGCATTAAAACCTATGCTTCCCATGAAAGAGCATTTGATATTGCTGAAAAAGAAGCTCAAGATTTTAGTGCTTACAATCAAACAGATTTTGATCCAATTTTTATGGTTACTCAAGTGTCCACAGGACGATGGGCAATTGTGTTTATGTTGAGTGATTACTGTAGACGCTTAGACAACGGCACAGACATTACTCACTTTGCACGGCGTGGATTTTTTTGTATTTAACCAACAGGGGCTACGGCCCCTTCCTATAACTTATAACGGAGATAACGATATGAATGATTTTGCAGTTAATTTTGATACCAATGAGAAAAACGTGGTTTGCGTCAAACCTGTTTCAGCCCGTGGCGAACTGTGGCTGTTGAGAAAAATGCGCTACCCATACCTTCACTCGATCAATGTGACTTCTCCTATTTTCAGAGACTTTATGAATGAGTGGGAAGGTGACTATAAATGGGAGGCTTTCGTATGAAAGATCTAATGGAATTTGTTGGGGGTGTTTGCTGTTTGGTAGGCATCCCTGTTTTAATTTATTTTTATGCAATCGGATTTGGAGTTACACAATGAGCAAGCAACCTAAAGTTAATAGTCCTGTGACAGTGCCATCAACATTATTTAGACAAAGTTTATTGGAACAGGTTCAAGTTTTCTGTGAAACATTTAACATTCCCAGATACATTATTTTAGAGCACTTTTTATCAACGGCTATGGATGAATTTGTGCCAACTAATTTAGACGTTCATATTCAATTACGAAAATTTATTGATGATGACACTAATCTCCGTAGAGATAAATGGTTTAATGATCCTCAAGTTCAACGTATCAGATTGGATAAAAATAATGGTTCAGAAAAATAAACTTTTTAAACCGACTGCTTTTTGTGATGAGATGTTTGATGTTCCTATCCACACTTGGGAAATTGGTGAACAACGCCTGATAACCATTAAAGAGTTTTTGGATAAACGTAATGAATATGGTATGGCATCGTATCGCCATGCCGATAATCAAACAGTTTTAAATAATATGAGATCCACAATTTATAGTTATTTAAGGAGACATTCTCCTTCAGAAACAGATATAACTATAAGACAGACTAAAGACAAAATGGCTGTAACAGTATCGAGGTCATTATGACAGTTGAAAATTGTAAGTGGTGCAACAAACCACCCAAGAAAGACACAGAGCTACAGTACCTCAACTCTAACGATGACGGTGAATGGTCGGAGAACTCATGGCTTGAATGGGATGATTTAAAAAACAATGGATCAGACTATAGGAGAAAACTACCTAAAGGTGACGAATGGGATAAGCACGCTGAAACACCTAACACTTTTCCAGAATGGCCTCCGACAAACGGTGTAGTTTTATCTCATAAAAGAGATAGCTTTAATAGAAAGACACGCATTGTATGGAATGGTGATTACCTTCCCCACAAATATGGCAACGGACTTTTTTGTAAAACATCGTGTGCTGTTCATTACGCTGTCTGGGCAGAGGCTTTTATGCGTCACGCCATGCAAATAAAAAATGAATAAACACACTTGACCCTAATATAATTAGGATGTATAACATAAGAATAACTTGATAACGGAGATAACGATGAAAACAATTTTTACAGAAATTTCAACAGTTAACGAAATTGCTTCTTTAGAGGCAGACATTGCTACAAAAACTGCACGATTAAAAGTTCTAAAATCTCACCTTAAAGTAAATCATGGTAATTCCTGTGACGTTTTAGGCACTGAGCACGTTGTGCAAATCCGCACTGCTACTCGTAATGTGGTTGATACTTCTGCCTTAAAAGCTAAAGTTTCACGACAGTTTTTATTAGCTCACACTTCTCAGAAAGAAGTAGTTTCAGTTGCAACTAAAGCCCTAACCAAAATCAATGTTTTAAAGGAGGTGGCATAATGACTGATAACAAATATGATAAAAACACCCAGATGCGGTGGAACGAAACTCAACGTCAGAAAAATCTGGCGTTGGGGTTTGTCAAGGTCACGGTGTTAGTCCCAGAGGCTGACCGTGAGCGTTTATTAAAAGTAGCGCAACACCTCAGAGATGAGGCATCTAATGAGGGCTAGACCTTATCAACTTGAAGCAATCAAAACTTGCTTGGCTGATTTAGAGAAGGGCTACAACCCCGTTCTCAATCTAGCTACTGGAACTGGCAAATCATTGATTATAGCTGATTTGGCCTACACACTTAGCCGACAGAATAAACGGGTTTGGATTTTAACGCACACCACAAAGTTGGTTCAACAAAATGTGGCACAGTTTAAAAGACTATCTGCTTTACCTGTCGGCATTTGTTGTAGCTCGATCCATAAACCAACTGAACAAGATATAAATGAAAAAATTATTTATGGTACAATTCAGACCATATCTAATCTTAGCATTTTAGCACCTGATATAATCATCATAGACGAGGCTCACAGGGTGCCATGTGAAAACGGAACGAGCCAATACGAAAAACTATTTACAGCCTATCCACGTTCCCAAAAAGTTGCTTTGACGGCAACGCCTTGGAGATTGGATAACGGATTAATTTATAGGGAGAATGACAATGTTCGAGATAGCAATAATGGTGACCTACACGATAGCTCTGGCAGTCGGTGGTTTAATAAATGCAGTTACGAATATAATGTAGAACGAGGTGTAGAAGAAGGTTACCTATCCCCATTAGTCGGAGCCTCAGACCGTATCCAATTGGATTTGAGCGACTGTGAATTGATCGGTAATGATTTCAATCAGGCAGATGCATCACGGTTGATCACTGACGGTTGGCTTACATCTGTTTGTAAAAAGCTCGATACCGTAGCTCGTGACAGAAAAATTATGGCTGTATACACGCCTACAATTTTGGTTGCTATGGTCGTTAAGAAAAAATTAGAAAAATACACTGACCGTAAGGTAGCTGTCTTACATTCCAAGATGGATCAAGATGAACGTCAAGAAGTTTATCAGGGCTTAGAGGATGGTCGATATAATGCAGTAACCAGTGTTGATATGCTGACTACTGGATTTGATTTACCTAGTCTTGATTGTATTATATCTTTGCGTCCAACACTTTCAAGTAGCCTGTGGGTTCAGACGTTAGGTCGAGGCACGCGATTGTCTCAGGGTAAAAAAGATTGTCTGGTTCTAGACTTTGCTGGTAATTTTCTCAGGCTTGGTGGTTGCTCTATGATGCCACAATGGACGATGGAAAAGCGTCCAACAATTAACGATGAAATAGTTGAAGGTAATTTTATTCCCTTACCGTTTGTTAAGAAGGAACGGTTCCTACATCCTGGCCTTACCACGATAGAGCCTGTTGATCCTAACACTGGTAAAGCTATAGGTGACAACGGCAGTGTTACAGCTACTGTATCGGCCTGTCAGGGCTTTGTCCCTCGTGGAAAAAATTACATTTCCGTAAAGTATGTTTGCCTTACAGAGAACAATGCCAAGATCACGGCAACTAAATTTTTGAACACCAATAAAGAAAGTGATGATGTTTATCGATTTTTTGATAGACGAAATTTACCCGTCACGTTACCGTGTCCACCCAATCGTTTGAGCTACATGATCAAGTCGGCACCCAAGCCAACATCAGTGGTCCTGAAAAAACGTGGGCAATATTGGAATGTTTTGGAGGAGACTTTCTAAATGGCAAGAACACCGAAATATTTATGGGAAGTTCAGAAGGCTCCGTCTACTTTAGATTACGCCATGAGTTATATCCAGCTGGGTTGGTTTATTGTGCCGACTTGGAACGTACACGAGGACGGCACTTGTAGATGTGGTAGAGATAATAATGAACGCGGCCACAAGCCAGGAAAACACCCACAGGCAAATCTCGCTCCCAGAGGTCACCTCGATGCATCTAATGATCCACGGGTGATACAAGACTGGCTGTCTACAGACCCAGATTGTGGACTTGGAATTAGTCTCGCTCAGTCTGGGTTGATTGCTTTGGATATAGACCCACAGAATGGTGGTGTGGAGACATTAGAGGCCATAGAGAAAGAACATGGCGTGCTTTACAGTGATTGTATCGCCAAGACTCAAGGTGGTGGTGAGCACCGTCTATTTAAGGCTGACACTGGTTATTCTTTTCCATCGTCACTGGGCGCTGGCTTAGACTTGAAGCATCAAGGCTATATTTGTGTGGCACCATCTGTCGGTGTGTCAGGTTCATACCAATGGTTTGATGGCAAATCACCCATCAGTAAAATCAATCCCAGTTTACCATCAGAGCTACCAAAGTTTATCAGTGACAAGTCTAGGCCACATACAACGAGTTATGAGCTGGTTGAGCGCGGTGGAGTGCCTGTGGCAACGGCACAGACGTTTGATGATCTTAAAGAGGCTCTAAAATGTGTAGACAGTGATGACTATCAGACTTGGGTAAATGTAGGATTAGCATTACATCCGTATGGTGAAAATGGCTTTGCAACTTGGCTAGAATGGAGTAAGACAAGTCCAGAAAAGTTTGACGCTTCAGTTTGTCGGAAGAAATGGGATCGGGATTTAGATACTCCGCACAGTATCACTTATCGGTCCATATTTCGTTTGGCAATGGACAATGGATGGACGGGGCCAAACCTAAAATCTGCTTCCTCCCAAGTGCTTTTGGAGGGTGAAAGCTCTAGCCATCCGTTGTCTTTTGATAGAGCCGTCCACTCAGGTGTAGAACAAGTATCCACGTTTGAGTATCTGCTTGATGACTTCATAAGTGTCGGGGTTAATGTTTTAGCTGGACCGCCAGGAATTGGCAAAACTACGCTGGCTATTCCATTGGCTGTTAGTTGTGCTCACTTGTACCCCGTAGATTACACGTTGGCACCGTTGATCCGTAGAAATATAATCATTGTTACGGAGTCAGTAATTCAAGTTCAAAGGGTGTTGTATAGTTTATTCACATGGGGCAACACAGGAGCCAGAGCCTCAGACTTTGAGGAGAGAATTAAAGTTATCCCATCCCAGAGATTGGATGCTGAGATAGTCTGCCAAGTTGCTGAAGAGTATCGTACTTGGACAGTGCCTAACGAAATGGCTGACGGTGGAACTTACGATGCTTTGCCATTAGTCGTGTTCGATACAGCTAACTCTGTTTTTGAAATTGAAAATGAGAACGATAACTCTCAAGTGGGTCGAGTGATGGCTTTAGTAAAACAGTCTTTCGATGGTTTCCCTGTTATCATTATTGCCCATACAGCAAAAGCATTAGGAGATGGGGAAAGCAACAGTTTGTCACCTAGAGGAGCTTCTGCTTGGTCGGGTGATGCAATGGGGATTTATCAGGTGTTCAAGGATGGGGAAGAGGCTGACAGTCCCAGAATATTGCGTGCGACTAAGACGAGATTTCCGACAGAGTTTAACGAATTAACTTTTAATCTAGTCACAAATTGTCAGGACCATAAGGATATTTTGGGCTATGATAACAGGGTTTGGTTTCAGCATTCTATAGCTCGTCCATTAGCTGACGGTGAACGGCTCAGTGCCAAGCAAAGAAAGAAAGATGAAAAGCAATGGGAAGCCCATCTAGAATTATGCGATGCTTTAAAAAATCAAATTAGGTCCGATCCTAACCATGCAATAACTTACTATACGAGAATGTCTACAGCCAGAGGCGGTGTCGCTGGCTCTCAGCCTCGTAAGGAAAAGGCAATACAGCATTTGATAGGGGAAGGAATTGTTGAAGAGTTTGAATTACCAGAGGCTAAAGGAAGAGCCAAACATGGGTTAAGAGTGAACGAACAACAGATAACAAATAACGAATTGGATAACTTAGAGGAGATACCGTTTTGACTATAGATCTATTTGATGATTACGACTACCGATTGCATTGGTTGGATATGCCTGAGTTTAATCAGGAAAACGAACCAGACCCAGAAATTACCGCCACGTTTAAATTTCGTAACGAGGCTGACTATCAACACTTCAAAGAATTGCTCAAGGTCCACGTTTATGACGGTGCCAAGTTTATTGATGGCTATCAGGAAAAGAAAAAGAAATTTACTTGGTATCCACTCAAGGAAGTTAGAAGTAACTATGTAATGAGGTCCACAGATCCTCAACAGCCAAAGTATCCTATCTACATCGTCAGTAAGGGACGGTTCACAAACAATCCAACATCACAGACATTAGAAAGACTGAAGGTGCCATACCACATGGTAGTCGAACAGTCAGAGTACGAACAATATTGTAAGTTGGTCGGTGAAGACAAAGTGCTCATACTCCCACAACATTACAAAGATGACTATGATACGTTCTGGGTTGATGACGATCCCAGAGTTGGACCTGGCCCAGCTAGAAACTTTGCTTGGGACCATAGTATCGAGAACGGACATAAACGACACTGGGTCATGGATGACAACATCGAGTGGATGAAACGTCTCAACCGTAACGAAAGAATACGATTTGACGATGGAACGTGTTTCAAGATTATGGAGAACTTTGTAGACCGTTACACTAACGTAGTAATCGCTGGACCTCAGTACAATACGTTTTGCCACGAGAATGAATACGTTCCACCATTCCTTAAAAACAGACGCATTTACTCGTGCCTACTTATAGATAACTCCATACCGTATAGATGGAGAGGTAGATACAACGAGGACACTGACATATGTCTCAGGGTGCTCAAGGATGGCCTATGTACGATACAGTTCCATGCCGTCCTTCAAGACAAAATGTCTACTCAAAAATTGAAGGGTGGAAACACTAAAGAGTTCTATGAGCAAGACGGCACAATGCTCAAGTCAAAGATGCTAGAAGAGATGCACCCAGATGTAGCAAAAGTCACTTGGCGGTTCAACCGTTGGCATCACTGGGTTGACTACAAACCATTTGAACGTAATAAATTAATCAGAGTTGACCCTGACATTGTATATGACGAGGTCGTTAATAATTACGGATTGGAAAAAATATATGTCAAATGATGAAGAGTTTATGCGCAAAATCCAAGATCAGTACGACAAGATTGTTGACTCCGTCCCACACAAATCAAAAATCAGTGAGGCAGAAAAAATTAGGCAAGAAGAAATTAAGAACAGAAAAGCCGACATCAAAAAAGAATTGGATGAGCTAGCAAACACAACAAAAATTAATGAAGTGGATATGTAGTGGGTATTGATAGCATCAACTCAAGCCTCATGTGGCACCCAATATTTAATTCAACAGGCCAACAGACAGGTCTTGAACCTAAACACGTTGAGCGACACAAACATCAGACAGATCAAATCCTACCACCACACGATCACGCTGATCATCTGTCACCACCAAATCCACCACGGGGAATTAAAATAGATATTCTTGTATAACTTATAACGGAGCATAACAATGTTAGAGACAGCAATAGTCGCAATAGGATTACAACTGACTTGTCTGGCAGTCACAGTGTACCATGAGAGCCGCGGAGAACCTCTCGTGGGCCAACTCGCCGTGGCAACAACAGTTATTAACAGGGTCCATGACAGTCGATGGCCTAGCACGATCTGTGATACTGTCAAGGAGGGTCCAACTTTAGCATGGGATAAAACAAAACCTATTAAACATAAGTGTCAGTTCTCATACTATTGTGACGGTAAATCAGACCGCCCTACAGACCCTGTGGCATTTAATCGGGCAATGAAAGTGGCAGAAGAGGCATGGCATAGCTACGGGCTTTCTATGGACATTACAGAGGGTTCTACATTCTATCATTCAGTCGATGTGGAGCCTAAATGGAACTATCAATATGTGGTTCAAATTGGTAATCATATATTTTATAAATAAGTCTATTGTTCGATTGTTTTTTAATTGTTCGGTTTTTGAAGGGTGAAAAAAAAACAATTGAAAAGAGGACAGACTAAAGTGCTCAATCGACAGAAGATAGAGGCTATTTTATAGCCCTATCTGTCGTTGATTAGAGTGATTGAAAAGTGATTGTTTGTTTGCTTAAAAACCCTATAGGGAAAACAAACAATTAAAACGCTATTTTGGAAGGGTGATTTGGAGCTAAAAATGACAGACAAAACAGACGATAAAAAGAAGAGTAAAAAACCTAACCTGAAAGTGGTTAAAAGTGGCTCAAAAAAACCTAATGTTTTTTTTAGTGATTCAGAAAAAAAACAATCAAAACGAACTTTGAAGCCTCACACAAGACCTAATGCTAGGCTCTATGATAGAGAGAAGATTACTGCTCTTGTGTGTGCTCAGATAGCTGAAGGAAAGTCTCTCAGATCAATTTTAGATCACGATGATAAGCTACCTTCTGTTAGAACTTTTCTTGATTGGATAGGAGAGGCTACTGAGTTAGCCACTCAGTACGCGCAGGCGCGCGAGGCAGGCTACCTCCTGCTAGCCGATGAGCTAGTGGCGATAGCTGACGAGAACTACACAACAGCAGAGGACGGAACGAGGGAACGTCTGAGCAACGAGGCGATTGCTAGGAACCGACTCCGTGTGGATACGAGAAAATGGATGTTGGCAAAAATGCTTCCTAAAGTTTACGGAGACCACACGAAAGTTACGAACGAACACACGGGCAAGGGTGGTGGTCCGATCCAGCTGGCCGCTGTTGATCTGCGTAACCTGAGTGATCAAGAGCTAATCGAGATGGAAACGCTTATGAAAAAAATTGAAGATAATTCAAAATAATAGTTGACCTAATATGAGTAGGGTAGTATAAATAGTTATAACGAAATAACGGAGAACGACATGGAAAACATAGGCTCAGAAATGATTTTTGGAACTTCAGATTTTTTAACATTCAAATCCATTAACACACCTAAAGATGAAGTGACCATCGTGCGCGACATCGAGACAGGTGATTATGGAGTAGAGATTTCTAAGATAGGATCATCTGACCGCCCATTAATGAGAAGGTTCTCTGATCGTGATCAAGCGATCCGTTGGGCAGAAATGAATGCACAGTTTATAGTAAACAAGAGAGTGAGGATAATATGAAGCCTAGCTTACCCACTATCAAAAAGATTATCAAAAAGGCCCACCCTAAAGTGGTGGGCCTGAAGGTGACTTGGGTAAAGAAACCATTTTGGTTGCACGAGCCACATTTTGAGGGCTGGTGGTCGCTCGTTAAGATCGAGGCCGATGGCTATAGGTCTAAGGTTATGCCTGCTACAATAGGCGATAGAGGTAATGGTCGTCTTCAACTGTAGGAAAAAAGAGTTGACCTAATATTATTAGGGTGGTATAAGAGTGTATAACTTAATAACGGAGGGTGATATGAGTTATTCAATAGATTTTTTAGTTTCTTCTGAGGTGGCGATCAACGGAAGAATTGCCCGTAAGTCTCAATATGAGGCAGCTGGCGAGGGCTTCAAATATGTAGTTCATGTGGAAATACATGGAGACATGGGAGTAGCTGATCGTTTTGTAGAGCTAGACGCTGACAGCTACGATCACGCACATAATCTAGCCAACGCATGGGTAGAGCGCATGGGCAATAGCTCTGCCAGTATTCGTAAAGTTAGAGACAATGGCACGCTCGATAAAATTTCTTTTATACGATAACGGAGAACGGACATGAAATTCAAAATGCCAAAGCATCCCTTCAGCAAGAAGCCGCCTAAGTCGATGAAGGGTGCTACCAAGATGACCCTGAGACTTCAAGACGAGATGCCCCGTGTAGGTTCAGGTTACCGAACAGTCTGGGCCAAGGTCAGTAGGAAGTGGACCTATGTGTGCGACACGATGGGTAACAAGACCAAGATCCTTACAGTTGCGTTTAACCAATTGAGTAGGAGCGTATAATGGAACCGATCACCAATAATTATCAAGCGTTTGTTACAGCATTGGTCTTGGCTGTTCAGGCACCGACAACAGAGAAGTGCGACAAGTGTTTAGTCATAGCAAAAGACATTGCTTGTAGTCTTACTCCAGATCAAGTAAAAAAAGGACAGAGCGAAGCGAAGAGTATCATCTTCACAGCAGGCGAGACAGGTCTTGTCGAGATATCAACAAGGGAGTAATGGGTGAGCCTAGCCGAAAACATTCAGACCACTAGTCCAATTGTGTTGCGTGATTTGATTAGGACTGAGCGTGATCGGCGAGCCGCTTCAGCATCGTTATATGAGTTTGTCAAACAGTCATGGCCCGTAGTCGAGCCAGGAGTAAAGTTCATACCCTCATGGCACATAGAAGAAATCTGTGAGCACCTACAGGCCGTGACTGATGGTGACATTAGAAAGCTACTGATCAACATCCCACCACGGCACAGTAAGAGTACGATAGTATCTGTGATGTGGCCCATGTGGGAATGGCTCAGTCAGCCAGAGCAAAAATTTCTATGTGCGTCTTACTCAGGCAACCTATCAATACGAGACAACCTAAAAGCCAGAAGACTGATCCAATCTCCGTGGTATCAAGAGCGATGGGGTGACATTTTCAAACTGTCTGGTGATCAGAACGCCAAGCAAAGATTTGAGAATGACCAGACGGGCTATCGCCTAGCAACGTCAGTTGGTGGAACGGCAACGGGTGAGGGTGGATCTAGGCTTATACTTGACGATCCACATTCGGCACAAGAAGCTCAATCCGATACGATGCGAGAGAGTGCATTGGATTGGTTTGACATGGTGTGGTCCACCCGACTGAACGATCCACGCAATGACGCAATGGTCACGATTATGCAACGACTACATGACCGTGACATATCAGGTCACATCCTAGAAGACATTGGTGGGTGGGAACATCTGATGATACCAGCGGAATGGGATGGTGTGGAGAGGAAATCTACACTTGGTGTGTATGACCCACGAAAGAAAAAGGGTGAGTTGATTTGCCCAGAGCGATTTGGTGATAAAGAAATCACAGAGTTGAAACAATTGTTGGGAACGTATGGCACGGCAGGTCAATTGCAACAAGACCCGACACCTAGTGAGGGTGGGATATTAAAGACCAAGTTCTTGGAGTTATGGCCTGCTGATGAAGGGCTACCACCGTTTGAATATATTTTACAAAGTTATGACTGTGCCTTTACGGAAAAGACAACGGGTGACCCGACAGCGTGTACTGTCTGGGCAATCTTTACCCACGAGGGTCAAAGAGGAGCGATGTTAATTGACGCATGGGCAGAGCATCTTAGCTATCCAGATTTAAGATCGAAGTGTATTAAGGATTGGAATACTGAGTACGGTGGGATGACTAACGAAAGTCCGTACAGTCGAGCGCGAAGACCAGACCGTGTATTGGTTGAGGCCAAGGCAAGTGGTCAGTCGTTGTTACAAGATCTGCGATTAGCCAAAGTACCAGCGGTTGCATACAATCCTGGCAATGCCGACAAGATTAGTCGGGCCCATCAAGCAGCTCCGATATTGGAATTGGGTATGGTGTGGATACCTGAGAGCAAAAAAAACAGAGGTCATAAAGTCAGTTGGGCTAGGGATTTTGTAACTGAGTTGACGAAGTTTCCTGTGGCACCACATGATGACTATGTAGACACGTTCACCCAAGCTATGATATATCTGAAAAATGATCATTGGTTTGAGTTGCCACAAGCTATGGATATTGATGAGCCTCGCAAGTTAGACAAGCCTCGCATTAATCCATATGCCGTGTAGGAGTTAGTATGGCTATTACCTATGAAGAAGCGATAGCACTAGATCCCAACACGGGTCAAGTCAATATGGATTTGTTCAAACAGTATGCCGATCAGCAAGCGACATCGTTAGCGAACATGAGGGCTAACACTCAACTCAGCGCACCATTACAAACTTTACAAGCTAACCCAGAACTGTTGAATCAAGCTGCAGCGGCTGTAAGGTCACAGGGCGTGGCACCAGGAGCAGATTTTCAGGCGAGAGTAGAAGACTTTGCTGTTCAAAGTCCTGAGAGACAATACTTGATAGCTAATCCTGATGTACTTGCACAGGCAACTACTGACTATCAGAACAGGTTTGGAAATTCATATATGCCAACGTCAGAGTTTGAGGACAACTTTGCGAGACAGCATTATCATGGCACGCCATTCACTCCAGATTTTGGGATACAAGATAACAGATACGGTTTCAATATGGAGTTACCGAATGTTAATTCTGACTTGATGAACATTGCCAAAATACTGACAAATGTCGAAGACAGAAATTACGAGGGTCAAAATGCAGATATGTCTAGGCCCACTTATATTTTTAACGAGGAGATAGATACGCCGATTGCATTGAGTAATGTGTATGGTGACATAGGGCAAAACTTCAAGACCAACTTGCTTGGTAGTGGTGCAGGCGGTGGTATGAACGAAGACATGGCAGGTCAAGATATGTCTAGGTTCTTGCGTAATGTATTTGCTCCAAGCAACAACATGGGTGGGCCGTCTATGTTAGATGATCTTGGTGGTGTGGGTGAATTGGCAAGAGCGTATGGTATTCTAGGTGTTACGGGTGAAGGTGACAGTTACGCTGACAAACAGGTGAGAGACATTTTGGATTTTATGGAAAGCAGAGGATCGTCTTTGAATATGGATGGTACGGGCGGTAATCCAGAAACTGGAACATTTAATCAGGCTCTCACTGTAGGTAATGTGATGGATTCTTTCACAGGAGTACCGCCAATAGGATTACTAGGACTAGCAATGTTTGGTGGAAAAGCTCTTAATAATTATAGCAAGATGCCAGAATCTACGGATGCTGTAACAAAATTTAAATATGCAATTAACGAGGCTTTAGGTTTTGGTCCTGGTGGTCCTGGAGATGATGGTTCGACTGCATTGTCTGGAACTTATGGAAATCTTGGGCAAACTGATAGAAGTCTGGTAGATTAATGAGCACGCCATCTTTAAAAGAAAGTCTCAAACTTAATACGCCAAGACGCACGCCTGACCACAAGACCAAATCCCATGTTGTCAAAGTTAATGACGGTGGAACTGAAAAACTTATTCGTTTTGGACAACAGGGTGTTAAGACTGCTGGCAAACCTAAAGATGGTGAGTCACAAACCCAGAAGAACAGACGGAAGTCATTCAAGGCTAGGCATGGAAAGAACATTGCCAAGGGTCCGACATCCGCCGCGTATTGGGCAAACAAAGTCAAGTGGGCTGAAGGTGGAGAAGTTGAGCTTGATCTGGGTATGGATGAAAGAGATTTTCAACGAGCAGTTACCAAAGAGACATCAAACCTTGCCGATTACAATAACGATGGTCGGATAGATAGTTTAGATGCACTAGCAGTTGGTTATGATTTAATTGTTCCCACTGATCCAAGAGAAATAGGAAGTAATGCATCTGATGCATTGAAGTTAATGCTACAACAACAATATTTACCAGCTGCTGCTCTTGGTACAGCTGCACTTTTGGGTGGGAGTGAATATGTTCCAATGGGTGGGCCACTATTAAAAGGTATAACAAGACCAATTCGACAAGCGTTAAAAAAATATGATCCAAATATTGTAGAGAATCGGGCCGAAGAAATTATTAAAGGTGTAGGAAGTGGGGATGTTGCACCTAAAGTTCCTGCTACTCCTAAAAGTAAAGATGTAAAGGTAACGGCAAGCGATACGGTAAGTGATACGGTAAGTGATACGGTAAGTGAAGAAGTTCAGGCATTACGAAATCGTTGGATAGATGCAGATGGAGGGTTTACAAAAGAAGCAAGAGATGAAGCAAATCGTAGAGCAGCTAAAAAAATAGACGACACAGAATCAGTACCTTTATCTAAATTTTTAGAAGACAATGTTGATTTAAAAGGTGGAGAAAAAGTTAAGTTGATAGCCACTGAATCTGATAGAAGTGCTACAAGTATTGGAGGAGGTCCTGGATTTAGTAAGATCGGTGCGGAGCTTTCTAAAATGGCAGATGAGGTTGGTTTAAAAATTACAAAATTAGGAACAATTAAACCCAAAGAGGCATTGGAAATATTAGAAAATCCTACTCAACATCCTGTTTGGGGCGTGTTTACACCAGGAGTCGCAAATTCAATAATTAATAGAAATTTAAGAGAAGAATCATTAGGAACCAATGTAATTTGGACAACATTATTGGGTACTGATATTCAACTTTTAAGTAACCCTGTGGTGTTTGATGACATATTAGTAGCCTTTAAAAAAGCTGTAATTGATGGAAAACTTCCTAAAGAGCAAGCAGCAAAAATGAATCATAATTTAAAGTTATTAGGTTTTCCTGACGGGGCTGATGTTAGAGATCCACAACTCTGGGATTTAATTGAAGAAACGGGAACTTTTGTCCAACGTAAAAATATAGGACAAATGGCAGCAGGTAATACTGTTGAATTAGAACCAAAAGTAAAAGAACTAATAGATCAAGGTATATTACCTCCTGCAGTGCCTATGGGCGGTAAAAAATCAGCTATTGTAGACGTTGATGAGATTATTGCAAGAAACACTGAGCCAGGATTAACAGCATCGATTATTGGTGATCAAGGTGGAACAATAGGAAATTATGGTTTTAAGGTAAACGATAATACTTATTTCAATAAATCTATCCACGAAGGGTATCCTCAAATCTTAGAAGGTCGAAGCCTGCCAGGCTCTTTTAAAAGCATTCAAGTTGAAGATGCGTTTCCTGACCTTATGAACACGCAAAAAATAAAATATGATCTTAGGAGTGTGGCTGACCCTTCAAAAAAAACGCCATTCAGTAGAGGCTTTTATGGAATGGCGGCTAAAAGAGGACAGGCACCTATTGAAAATTTTAAATTAGATTTAACAAAAAAACGCGACAGAGATGCTTTAGAAGAGTTAAAAAAAGATCCAGAAAAACTTAAAGAAGCAATAAGACTTCAAGATGAATTTAATAGAGGCGTTGAGACATCAGGAAGAGGCTTACCTTCACAAAATATTACTCAAGCATATGTGGATGAGTTAAAAAAGAAAGGTATGAATAAAGGTGGTACGTTTGATGAATTTGAAGATGAAGAAAGTTCTTCAATAGTAGAAGAAGAAATGGATCGTATTTTTTCTAATACGAGTGCAAACACAGAAGAAATAGAGATTCAAGAAATAGAAACTTCAAAAGAATCTCCATCGATCATTAGGGATTTTATAGACAACATAGAATTTACTGGTGGTGAAGCAAATGCAAAAATAGCCGAAGAAAAATTTATGTTGTGGGATGGAAATAAACTTATTCCAACTACAAAAGATATGGCAAGGGCTGGAATTGAGGGTGGTTTTACCACTACAATTGGAGATAATGTTGTAGTAGATATATCAGGGCTTGGTCTTAAAGGACTTTCAGATTTTAATGATACTACTGTTGAAGGAACGCCAATCACAGGTGGCATTACTTACATTGGTGATGGAGATAATAGACTAAGATTTGAGAGTGTATTAGATCCTAATGAGAGAGAACTTATAAACGCTAATCTGTCTGGGTCATATAATATGGGTGATAATAGACTTAGTGGTAATATTAATTATGACCCTGCTAGTGGAAATATTACAAACATTGTGGGCGAGTTACAGCGTATGTTAAGTGAAAACTCTAGCGGTTATGGTAAAATTGATTATGATCCAATAAACGAAAAGACTTCTGGTAAAGTGGGATATGAATATAGAGTGCCTAACACTGGCTCCAGAATAAATGTAGAGGGTTCAGTAGATCCATACCGTGACAACGAAACAAAAGTAATGGCTAACTTTACTAAAGGATTTAACAGAGGCGGTTCATACGATGCCGATAAAATTAATATGATGGCTGACCAGATATTGGAGACATATAATGTCTGATGAAACAATGATGGACGATGAGCTACAAGGTGAAACTGTAGCTATTCCTAATGAGATTGCTGAAGTTGAAGACACAGACGATGGCGGTGCTATGGTCCGATTGGATGAGATGGAAGCAAGCCAAGAAGATAAACTTGCACATTTTGCAAACATTGTTGAAGAAGTAGATCAGAGTAAACTTAAAACAGCTATCAGTGATTTAGTTGAAAAGATTAGTAGAGACAAAGAGTCACGAGAAAAAAGAGACAAGCAATACGAAGTAGGATTACAGCGCACGGGTCTGGGTGATGATGCACCTGGAGGTGCTCAGTTTACTGGGGCTAATCGTGTTGTGCATCCAATGTTAATTCAGGCGTGTGTAGATTTCTCAGCGCGATTTATGAAAGAAGCGTTTCCATCCACAGGCCCAGTTAAAAGTAAAATTAACGGAATGCAAACGCCAGACAAAGTAGAAAAAGCTAGGCGTAAAACTGAGTTTATGAATTGGCAGACTACTGAGCAAATGCCTGAGTTCCGTTCTGAGTTAGAACAACTGAGCACACAACTACCGTTAGGCGGTGGTCAGTATATGAAATTCATGTGGAACAATGAGCACCGTAGACCAATATCTGAGTTCATTCCAATTGACGATGTGTATCTGCCATTTGCAGCTACTAATTTTTATTCGGCTGAAAGAAAGACCCACGTTCAATACATAACCAAAATGGAATACGGGCAACGTGTAAAGTCGGGTATGTATATTGATGTGGATCTGGGTTATCCGAATGACCCTGAGTACAGTAAAGCTACAATGGCAAATGATAAAATTGAGGGCAAGAGTGAGACAAGCTACAACGAAGACGGTCTTAGAACTTTGTTTGAAGTTTACACTTACATTGAATTTGAAGAGAGTGATGGTTTAGAGCCTTATATTCTTACAATTGACAAGACCACTAACAAGGCGTTGTCACTGTATCGAAACTGGGAACCAGACGATGCAATGAAAAACGAATTGGATTGGATTGTTGAGTTTCCATTTGTTCCTTGGCGTGGTGCCTATCCGATTGGATTAACTCAAATGATCGGTGGTCTAAGTGGTGCAGCAACAGGTGCCTTGAGAGCGTTGATGGACAGTGCTCATATTCAAAACATTCCCACCATGTTAAAATTAAAAGGTGGCCCAAGTGGTCAGACAATCAGTTTGCAACCAACAGAGATTGCTGAGATTGAAGGCGGTGCAATGGTTGATGACATACGCAAAATTGCTATGCCGTTACCGTTCAACGGTCCAAGTCCTACACTGTTTCAATTGTTGGGTTTTTTAGTAGACGCAGGCAAAGGTGTTGTTCAAACATCATTTGAAAAACTGAGTGATACTAATCCGAATATGCCTGTGGGTACAACGATGGCTCTTATTGAACAGGGCATGGTTGTGTTCAGTTCTATACATTCTCGTCTTCATTCTTCTATGAGTAGATGTTTTAAAATTCTACATCGTATCAACAGTGCGTATTTAATTGAAGAAGACATAAAAGCAAATGACGTTGGACTAGAAGTAGAGCCAGCTGATTTTGACGGTCCGTTAGATGTTGTTCCTGTTAGTGACCCTGCAATATTTAGTGAGACACAGAGGTTTGCACAGATCCAAGCAATTATGGAACGTGCTCAAATGATGCCTCAAATGTACGATCCTCGTAAAGTTGAAGAAATGTTTTTACGAGTAATGAAAGTTCCTGACTCTGAGGTGTTGTTAGAGCAACCAGGAACAGAAAACATGGACCCTGTGAGCGAAAATGTAGCTGCAGCTTTGGGTAGACCTATCTATGTTTTACCAGAACAGGACCATTTGGCTCATATGTTGACACATTTGCCGTTTTTAAAGTCACCATTACTGGGTGCAAACCCTGCAATTGTGCCTAATTTTCTGTATCCTATGGCAATTCACCTAAGAGATCATCTTTTAAACTATTATTTGGTTGAAGCACACACGGCTGTTCAACAGGCACAGGCTCAAAACCTCATTCAAGAGGAAGCACAGGACCAAGTTACTGTTATTAACAAGGTTCAACAGTTTATTGAGCAACAATTAGGGAATTTTGGTCAAGAATTGGCACAAATTACGGAAGCGGCGCAACAATTTGCTCCTAAACCTCCAATGCCACAGGATAAATCGCTAGAAATTGCTCAAATGACGCTACAACAGAGAGCACAAGCTGAACAAGCCAAAATTCAACAAGATCAAATGGAACTTCAAGGTAAAATGGAGCTTGAACAAGCTAAAATACAACTTAAAACTCAAGAAATGGCTAATGATGATCAACTTGAAACAGCCAAAATTGCTAATGATGAGGCTGAACGTCAAGAACGTATAGCTCTTGAACAAATGAAACAAGCTAACGAGAACGATAGAAAAGCAGCAGAACTTGCGGCTAGAGAAAGAATGAATACGTCTGATAATGAGACAGCTAAACTACTCGCTGCGGCTGAAATGGCTACGGGTGAGAAAGTTTCGGTGAGTACGGGTACGGGAATAAATCCTAACCCATAACGAATAGTGGTAAAACGTAAACGATGGCTTTTTTACAGAGTAATATTCCGCATTTCAAGTGTTGGGTGCGTAAAGAATACACGTTTAACCATCAACAGTTTCATGGTGAATTTATTCATGCAATGGCAATTGCTGTTACTACATTACCGTGTCGTAGTTTAAGTTTTCAGATGATTTTTACGGGTGCTGAGACATACGACACTGATGAACCTAATGTTCATGGCGGTGCGATGTGGGCAAGAATGCCGATAACAGCATTAGTTGGCGATACGCCATTTGATGAGTGGCCTGTGCCAATGGCAACTCACGATGCACAACCGTGGGATTGTTCTTCAAGAACTCATAGTGTTTATGTATTGGACCGATGTACTCCATGTCCTTGGTTGGCAAAGATTGACGGAGAACTGTATCCAGCAAAATATTACTTCACTGTTGACTACACTGATTCAGAAATAGGAGATGATCCTGCCCAACATAAGCAGTCCCATGTTCTAGAACTTTTGGATGCAGGCCAATGGACAGGTAATATAGTAGCTCTACCTAATAATCGTGTGAGAGTTACGCACCCTGCGTGGTTTGAGTTGGGAGAAGGAGCACCAGAGTTTCGTCCATCACAACATATTCATTACAGTAAATCAGATTTGGACTATACTTTGGATGTAAATCGTGTTTTTGACAATTTATATACGGAGAAAAAAAATGAAAAAAGGAATGAAAAGTAAAGGCTACGCTATGGGTGGCATGAAGTCTAAAGGCTACTCTAAAGGCGGTAAAATGAAATCTAAAGGGTCCGCTAAAGGTGGTAAAATGAAGTCTAAAGTTGCTGCCGTTGGACCATATCAGGGTCAACATCAAGAATATAAAAGAACTGGAAAAGTATGAATATTGAAACCCAACTTTTGAATGCTCTCAAGGTCGAACAGGCAACTTTTACTGAAGCGGCCTTGAAGCATCCACAAGAGCGCGATGCATTTGAGTACGGGCATCGTGTTGGTGTAGTAGCTGGTATTGAGGCTTCTATTAACGTACTTCTAAAACTTCTGGATGAGGAGAAACATGGTGACAAAGGCTTATAAGGATGCAATAGCGGAGGCTTTTCCTGAAACTGATTCGGGAATACAGCCTTTCGGAAGTCGCATTCTGGTTCAAATTAGAACAGCAAAAAGTAAAACAAGTGGTGGAATTATTCTTACAAATGATTCCAAAGATACAGAAAAGTGGAACACTCAAGTTGGTAAAGTTATTAACATTGGTCCACTAGCATTTAAAAATAGAAACACAATGGATGGTTGGCCTGAAGGTCAATGGTGTAACGAGGGTGACTTTGTTCGCGTGCCAAAGTATGGCGGTGATCGGTGGGAAGTTCCGTTAGACGAAAAACCTCTGGGTGAAAAAGCCATGTTTGTTATTTTTAATGACTTAGACATTATTGGAAAAGTCACAGGCGATCCCTTAAAAATTAAAGCATTCATCTGATAAGGAGATAAGAGATGAGTAATTTAGGAAAAGAAGACGATGACATTGTTGATGAAAACGATGATGAAATTGTTGTAATTGAAGACGATCCACCAGAGGAGCCTATCTCTGAGGATGATATTGAAATTGTTGAAACTCCACCTGTTGAAGAAACAGATGAAGAGGATGAACCTGAAGAACTTGCTGCACAAGGGTCTAATGATGAACGAGAAAGTATTCGTGAGCGTAGACGAAAAGAAAAACAAGAGCGAAAAGAAAGACGCGATAATGCAATTAAACGCGATAAATTAGAATTAGATTTTCTTAGAAAACGCAATGATAATTTAGAAAGACGTTTAACTGCACAAGAGCAAAAGTCTCTTAAAGGTGAAATCAATGGTATTGATTTTAATATCCAACAGGCTCAGAAAGAAGCAGAATTAGCGGATCGAGTGATTGCGAAAGCTGTAGAAGAAGGCAATGGCGAAGATGTTGCCAAGGCTATGAAGTATCGTGATCAGGCATTAGCAAAAATGCAAAATCTAAGTCATCAAAAAAGACAAGCGTCACAACCTCAACCACAAGAAAATACGGTTGATGAAATGACATTACATCACGCTAAACAATTTATGGATGAAAATCCTTGGTATGACAGTAATGGGCGTGATGAAGACTCAGCTATTGTAATGGCAATTGATCAGGCTTTATCTAAAGACGGTTACAATCCACAGACAGAAGAGTATTGGGATGAATTGAAGGTACGGGCCGCAAGGCGTTTGCCTGAAAGATTTGGCGATAATGCTCCGTCACCAAAAACTAAAACACAACGTGTAGCTAGAGGTGGACCGGCTGTTGGATCTGGAAAAGAGCACGCACCTGCTTCTACTCGTAAAGAAGTTTATATTAGTCCTGAACGAAAACAGGCACTAATGGATGCGGGTGTTTGGGATGATCCAGTGCTACGAAAAAAGTATGTCAAGCGTTATGCTGAGTACGATAAAGAAAACAGAGCTTAAACAGGCTTGTGTTTTTTTTAAATTCAAATTATAGTTTTCCAATCGCTGAAAAGGAGCGACATAAAAATGTCAGACGAACGAATTAAGAAATCCTCTGGGGGTAATCGGGTGAATAGGGCGATGCAAGATCGTCCAGTTACAAGTAACCGTGAAGTATCTGAAGATGAGAGGGTAGAAATGTTCAGGCAACAATTTTTCCAATCTAGTTTACCCGACTTACCAGAAATACCGGGCTGGCATATGTGTTGGCTCACGACAACTAACCCTAGAGACTCAATCCAACAGCGTATCCGATTAGGCTATGAGCCAGTGAAACCAGAGGAAGTTCCTGGTTGGGAATATGCTACACTGAAAGGTGGAGATTGGGATGGTTTCATTGGGGTTAATGAGATGCTGGCTTTTAAACTTCCAATGTCATTATACGAAAAGTTTATGATGGAAGCACACCATAATGCACCTGCAAGGGAAGAAGAAAAACTTTCTGATACGGCAGAATTTATGGAGCAACAAGCAAAAGCATCAGGAAGTCGCATAGACATGGGTGATGGTACACGGGAGATTGGTGAACATAGGGAGGGTCGATTTGATCTTGCCTAACACAACCTTAACTTTCAACCAATAGGAGAAATGCAAGATGTCAGCGACTTCTGCACCTTTTGGCTTTCGTGCGTCTTATCACAACAGTGGGCAGATAATTGCGAAAGCCTATACAATAGCAAGTGGATACGCTCAAAACGTATTCCAAGGCGATCCTGTTAAGTTGCACAACGACGGTGTTATTCAATTAGGTACTAATGATGGCACACGGAGTGGTTCAGTTGGCGGTATTAGCCTTTTAGGTATTTTTGCAGGCTGTCAATATAATGATGCTTTGGGTAGACCCACAGTATCACCTTTTTGGCCTACGGGAATAACTGCAACAGAGATAGTGGCTTGGGTCTATGATGATCCAGAAATTCTCTTTGCTGTTCAGTACGACAATCCAGGAACACCAGGAACTGATACGGTTCAAACCGCTGTTGGTGAACAGTGTGATTGGACAGTAGCATCTCCAGGTGGATCTACTGCTACTGGACTTTCTAATTGTAAACTCACAGCTATTCAAACTACTCAAGGTCAATTCCAGATTACTGGTTTTGAAGGAACCACAGGTGGTCCGAATAGTACACTTACTGATGCCTTTGTTGTTGCTACCGTTAGAATTAACGAGAGCCAATACAAAGCTCCAGTTAATTCGGTTTAAGGGAGGGATTGAACTATGGCTACTCCTATGCGTAGTACCGACTTTCGTTCAATTGTAGAACCTATCTTGAACGAAGTCTTTGATGGAATATACGAGCAACGTGCTGATGAATGGAAAGAAGTCTTCAGTGAACAGCAAGGTATTCCTCGTCAGTACCATGAAGAACCAGTTCTTTATGGTTTTGGTGCGGCTCCTGAATTGCCTGATGGCATGGCGGTGACGTATCAATCTGGTGGCGTGTTGTTTATTCAGCGTTATCTATACAAAGTCTATGGTTTGGCATTTGCTCTAACCAAAGTTTTGGTAGAAGACGGTGATCACATCCGTATCGGACAGACTTATGCTAAACACCTAGCTCAATCTTTGATTGAAACCAAAGAAACACTTGGTGCAAACATTCTCAATAGAGCATTTAACGCGGCTTTTCCTGGCGGTGATGGTGTATCTCTTGTTAATGCGGCGCATCCAATTGTTAATGGTACGTTTAGTAATCAGTTAAATAACGCTGCAGCATTGTCTCAGACTTCTCTTGAGCAGTTGTTAATTCAAATCCGCAATGCCGTTGACAACAACGGTAAGCGTATTCGATTGACTCCTAAAAAGATTGTCACGGGACCTGCTAATGTGTTCCAAGCTGAAACTCTGTTAAAATCAGTTCTACGAACAGGAACTGCTGATAACGACATCAACCCTGTTAAATCAATGGGTCTATTGTCGGAAGGTCAGGGCAATCTGTCTCGTATTACTTCTCAAACTGCTTGGTGGATTCAAACAGATGCACCTGACGGTTTGAAACTTTTAATGCGTAGAGGTTTAGAGAAATCTATGGAAGGTGATTTTGAAACCGACTCCATGCGTTATAAAGCTACAGAGCGTTATGTTTTTGGTTGGACCGATCCTCGTGGAGTGTTCGGCACAGCTGGAGTTTAACACTAAACCCTGTCGGTATTCCTAAAGTGCCGACAGGGATTTTCTTGGGGTTTTTATATTGTGTATTTGACAGTTCCCCACTGACTACATACAGACAAATACACACAACTCGTATGTGAGGAATAAAAATGGGTACAACTACTTTTTCTGGTCCTATTAAAGCAGGACTTATAGCTGCAACAACTGGTACGGATATTGGAGTTAATATCGCTAATACTGGATCTGTTGTTATGGCTCAGTCAATGATTCCTAATATCACAGGTGCAAGCCAACTTAATCAGAGAGTTGCCGTAATACCTGCAAAGTCACAAATAGTGGATGTTATTTTGAATGTAACTACCGCAGGAGATGACACTGGAGCTGCTGTAATTTCTGTTGGAACTGCTTCTGATCCAGACGCATTTTTAAATGGAATTAACACTAAAGCTACGGGTACAACGCGTGGAACACTAGATACTGAGGCTACTAATGTAGGCACAACTGATCTAGAAGTTTTAGCAGATTTTACTGGTGCCACGGGCGATGGTACATCTGGCGTTGCTACATTGACTGTGATGTATATTCAAAACAACAATCTCTCTTAAAGGGAGGTGAATTATGGCTGATGCAGTCACAACTCAAGTTCTTCAAGATGGTGAGCGATTATATATTGCTAAATTTACTAATATCTCTGATGGAACTGGGGAAGCAAAAGTAACTAAAGTTGATGTATCAGGTTTAAGTCCTAGTTCTCAGGGTTTAGCTTGTATTGGTATAAAAATTTCTAAAATATATGCTCAAACTGAAGACATGGGTGTGGACATATATTGGGTTGGAGATCCAACACCAGCCAATGACGCTTTAGCTATGACAATACCTAAAGGTCAATTATATGACATTGGGTATGATCCTTCTATTCCATATAACGGGACAGGTGCTCTGGGAACCAATGAGGCAGGCAATGTTGCTTTTAGTACAAGAGAGGCTTCTAGTGGTGATACTTATACTATTATTTTATATGGTATAAAAATTTACGCTCCTGCCATAGCTGGAGATCAATAATGGGGATCAGACAAGGATGGCATTTTGACAAAGACTTTGGATACACAGGGTCTTTGTCAACTAAAAATATGAAACGAGGTGGTCAAACATCTAATGATCGTTTAGACGAAAGTTTAGGCGCGAGAGATGGGGCAGAGCGCACCAAAAAACAATCCTATAAAGATCGTAGAGATGAGAGTCGTGGTATGACTCGCAGAAAGAGCAAAGTTCCAATGGGTGATGTTGTGGTTGTCGAAGAGACAGTTGAAACATTTAAAAAAGGTGGATCTAAAAACTGGATACAAGGTGCAGTCAAAAAACCAGGAGCACTTACCAATTATGTAAAAGGTGAGGGTGTAAAAATGAAGGACGGTAAAATTCCTTCTGGGGTTCTTAATAAACTTGCATCAGGTAAGCCAGCAACAAAAGGTGGTGGTAAACCATCTGCGACTACTCAAAAAAGAGCTAACCTTGCTAAGACTTTTAAAGGCATGAAAAAAGCTCGTGGTGGTAAAGTTAATCGTAACATTCGTGATGAAGAGGCTCGTGTTATTGGCGTACAAGATGATGCGGCTGATGAAATGAAACGTGTTAAGTCGCGTAAATCTAATGATGCTCAAGAGCGTATAGATAAATCACAACAATTAAAACGTGTTTCATCAAGAGAAAGAAATGCTCGTGATGAAATGAAAAGATTGCGTGATGAGTCGGAATACGACATTCAAAGAAAAAAAATAGGTGGTCGTTCTAAAGGCTACCCAACTCACAAAAGTTCACCTATGATTAAAAGCAAAGCCTGAATTGGAGAGAACAATGCGAAAACAAGGATACAATGATAAGTTAGATGAGTCGATGGGTGCCAGAAATGGTAAGAAATCGCAGTCTATGAAAGACAGACGCAATGAAAGCAAAGGCATGGAGAAATCTATGGGCAATCGAGCGTATTCTTCTGTTGGAACAATGGACATGAAAAAGGGTGGCAAAATGAAAACCAAAGGATACGCCAAAGGCGGTGCCGTTGATGGTTTTAAAATGATGCCAGGAGATAGTCAGTTTAAACGTAAAGGTTGGTAAATTAATCAATTACAAGGGGAGTTGCTGTAACAGCATCCAGTAAGTAACTAAAGGATTGCTATGGCGTACTCTGGAAATATTGGTGTAAAAACTTTTAATTCTTTGAAAGTAGTAGATCACGCTTTCAGGCGTTGTAGATTGCCTGCACAGGCTATTACTTCTGAGATGCAAGATTATGCAATGGACTCATTGGCATTTATGCTTGATGATCTTTCTAATATTAGAGTTCCTAGTTGGTGTATCGAAAAAGTAATACTTCCCTTTTATGAAAATCAACCTGTTGTAACTTTACCTTTAGGTACAGTAGATGTTTTAAATTTAAACTTCAGACAACCTCAATTTCCTACGGGTACAATAACAACTACTAATACTTCTTATTTAGTTAATTTTACTACAGCAACAATTGTCAATACCGTAGGAGTAAAGTGGTCAGCAACTGCAATTCCATTGACATTTCAAGTGAGTTCAGACGGTGTTAACTTTACAACAGTAGCTACCACTAACAGTTTTAATTTATCTACGGGAGCATTAGCTCAAACTGGTGACATAGTTTGGACTGATATTGTGCCAGCCTTGGCTTATCAATATTTCAAAATTATTCCAACTGATGGTGTTTCAACTATTAATTATACAACTATTACGTTGGGTAATATGCCCATGGAAATACCATTAGGTAGGCTTAATAGAGATCAGTATGTAAATCAAAGCAACACTGTTTTTTCAGGTCAACCTAGCACTTATTATTTTCAAAGAAATGTTGCACAACCTGTTGTTAACATTTGGCCTGCTCCTAATTTAGTATCTGAAACTACACAATTAATATTGTGGAGACATAGATCTGTAATGGACACAAATACTTTACAGCAAGAAATTGAAATTCCAAATAGATGGTTAGAGGCAATTGTAAATGGATTAGCTTCTAAAGTTGCCAATGAAACACCAAGTGTAGATGTTAATATTGTTCCTTTGTTAGAACAACGTGCGGCTGTTAGTATGCAAAGAGCTTGGGATGGTGACGGTGACGGATCACCAACCCAAATTAATCCTGGAATTGGACCTTATACGAGATGAGTATTTATTTAGATCCAACAGGTCAACCAACATATGGCATTGGTATTTGTGCTAGATGTTCTCTTAAATTCTTTTTAGCTGATTTAGTTCCAGATCCAAATGATCCAGGACTTATGGTATGTAAAGCAGATAGAGATGAATTTGATCCGTATAGATTAGCTCCAAGGGAGCCTGATCAAATTGTTTTACCTTTTGTTAGACCAGATACAAATATTAATACGCACCCTGCGGGTGTTATACAAGAAGCTGGTGATGAATTTATTACTACAGAAGACGGTAATAAATATTTGGAGATGGATTAATGGTTGAGGTTCCCAGTAATTTAATACCCACACGGGTCAGTCAGTTACCAACAGCACCTGTGGCATCTGCCGATGGTATGTTGTTGTTTAATTATCAAGGTGTAAGTTATCAAGTTAGAGCAGGTGATTTACTTCAAGTTGCAGGAGTTCCTACAACAAGACAAGTAATTGCTGGAACTGCCTTAACAGGAGGTGGTCCATTAAGTTCTGATGTAACACTTAGCGTTGCTGTTGGAGGTATAGGAAGCACTCAATTAGCTAATTCAGGTGCAACAGCAGGAACATATGGAAACACAACCGACATACCTGTTGTCACCATAGATGCAAAAGGTCGTGTGACTGCTATTACTACAGTAACTGCGTCTTTCTCTAATTATGTACCCATTACTAGACAGATCATTGCAGGTGACGGATTAGAAGGTGGTGGTGGTTTAAATTCCAATGTTACTTTAAGTGCAGATTTTGAAGATAATGTTCCATTAGTTGGAACATCAGGTGGTTCAGCAGGAACGTCTAACGAATTAGCAAGAGGAGATCATCAACATCCTCCAGTAAATTTATCAAATCAAGACGAAATAGATGGAACACTTCCTATAGACCAAGGTGGAACAGGCCGAAGCAACACTTCAAGTCCTGGCTCTATTGCTTATGGTGGTGGGTCTGATATTGCGTTAGGTCCAGCAGGTTTAGCCGGTCAAGTTTTGATTTCTGGTGGAACGGGTGCGTATACATGGGGATCGGCATTAATACAAACTGATCAACCTGCTAATGTGTTTTATGGTGGACCTGCTTCTGGCCCTAATGCACCTACGGCATTTAGGGCGTTAGTAAATGCGGATTTACCAAATTCTGGAGCTAGTGCAGGAACATATGGATCGTCAAATTTAATACCAGTAATAACGGTTGATGCTAAAGGTGTAATAACAGGCGTTACTACAGCTAGTTTTCAAACAGGTTTAGATTATCAAGGAACATGGAATGCATCTACTAATACTCCTTCATTAGCTTCTGGAGTTGGTACGCAAGGTCATTATTACATCGTTAGTGTTGCTGGAACTACTAACCTTGACGGTGTTACAGATTGGCAAGTTGGTGACTGGGCTGTTTATAGTAGCACGTCAGTTTGGCAAAAATTAGATCAAAGTAACACAGTAACTTCTGTCAATGGTCAAGTTGGGGCTGTAACCTTAACTGCGAGTGATGTCGGTGCTCCTCAAGCAAACGGTACAGGGGCAACTGGAACTTGGGGCATCGACATTTCAGGCACTGCGGCAAGTGCAACTAATGTAGCTGGCGGTGGAGCAAATAGAATTGTATATAATACAGCATCTGGAACAACTGATTTTCTAGTAGCTCCGACTGTAACTGATACATTTTTAAAATGGAACGGTAGCGCATTTGTTTGGAATAGTGCTGTCACTGCGGCGGTCACAGGTTTTAGTGGAGGCACAACAGGTCTTACACCAAATACTTTGTCAACAGGCGATATCACCCTTTCAGGAACTTTAACGCCTGCTAATGGTGGCACAGGGCTGACAAGTTCAGGTGCAAATGGTAATGTATTAACGAGCAATGGTACAACATGGGTGTCACAGGCACCAACAGCAGGAGTAACAACAGACGATGTAATTGCTTTAGCGATAGCATTAGGTTAAGGAGAAAACATGGCTAATACATTTACAAGGAAGCTATCGAGGTCCATAGGAACGGCACTTACGGCGGTTGGTTCTTATACTGTGGGTGCTTCTACTCAGACCACTGTTATTGGTTTGACAGTAGCTAACACGAGTGCATCGAGTGTTAACATTGACGTTACATTAAATGATGGGGCAAATGATACTTACATTGTTAAAGATGCGCCTGTGCCTGTTGGGGGTGCGTTAGTTCCAATCGGAGGCAATCAAAAAATAGTAATGGTTACTGGAGATTCAATTAAAGTTAATTCAAGTGCAGCAAGTTCAGTCGATGCTGTTCTATCAGTTCTGGAGATAACATAATGTCAAATCCATATATTGGTAATTCACCTACAGACATACCATTAACTTCAGATCAGTTGGCAGACGGTATTGTAACCACTGCTAAACTAGCTTCTCCAATCGCTCCTACAATCTCAGGAGGAACAATTAATAACGCTGTTATAGGTGGATCAACTCCAGCAGCTGGAACTTTCACTTCTTTAACAGCAACGTCAGGAATTTCAGGAGGTACATTCTAATGCCACAATCAGGTTTTACACCAATACAACTTTATCGTAGTTCAACTGCCTCTGCTACACCAAATCCAAGTGATTTACAAGATGGTGAATTAGCCCTAAATACAGCCGATGGAAAACTTTTTTATAAAGACAACTCTGGAAATTTAGGAACATTAGCTACAAGTTCAGGGTCTTCAGGATCAGTAACTTCTGTTCAAGTAGACGGAGGAACAACAGGTTTAAGTTACAGTGGTGGTCCAATTACTACTTCTGGAACGATTACTACAGCAGGAACACTTGTAACAGCTAATGGTGGCACTGGACTCACTGCAATAGGTACAGCAGGTCAAGTTTTAACTGTTAATAGTGGAGCTACGGCACTTGAATACGCTACTCCAGATTCAGGATTTCCTCAACCACAACTTGT